CGAGCTGCACCAGCACAAAGATAACAAGATATACAAGGCAATATACAACGGTACCAGGTCCCTACGTGAGACGCTGGTCTCTATGATAACTACACGCGGCGACCAGTTGAACAGCTTCTGCAAGGAAATGGACGACTACGCTATCAAAGTCCTCAAAGGTCTAACGACTGCTGAGGACTTTTTTATAGACATTTACTGCCTGGACCCCGGCGACGACATATGGGACGAGGCCAACTGGATAAAGGCCAACCCGTTCCTCTGCCTCGACCCTGAACGCTTCGAGACGCTCAGACAGGACGCGCAGACTGCGCGCGATATGGGAGGCAGTGAGCTGAGGGACTTCATAACCAAGTGCCTCAATATGTGGGTGAAAAACACCGACGACCAGTATATCGACCCGGAGGCCTGGAAGGCCTGCGGCTCTGAGCGCAGTCTGGCGAACGTAGTCGAGGCCGGCTACCGTGACTGCTGGGTAGGTCTTGACTTATCGAGCAGCGGAGACCTCACCACGCTGGCGCTGGAGTTCCCGCTCGGCGGTGGTCGGTATTATCTTTACAGTCACAGCTTTATGCCCCGTGGCCGTATCGAGGAGCATATGGAGACCGACCTCGCGCCCTATGACTTATGGGAGCAGCTGGGTCTTATCACAGTGACCGGAGGCAGCACCGACTATATGAATGACTATAAGTTCATAGTGGCGCACCTGGCTGAGCTCCGTGAGCGCTTCGGCCTTAACTTCCTCGGCGTGGGTATTGACCCGCACAACGCTGCCGGAGTTATGCAGGACCTGGAGGCGTTCGGCTGCCCGGTGGTTACAATCACGCAGAGCGCCCGCAGCCTCAACGACGCCACCGTCGCCGTGCAGCTGTTGACGAAGGGCGGCCAGCTGGAGTACGACCAAGGCAACGAGCTGCTGACCTGGTCAATGGTTAACGCTGCGGTGGTGCGTAACAGCTTCGAGGAGATTAAGGTCGACAAGAAGCCCGGCGCCCGCTACAAGCGTATAGACCCGGTGGACGCTGTAATCGACGCCCACGCGCTTATGCTGCTGAATACAGGCGGCGAGGCAGCGGTGGACTATGACAGCGCCCTGGAGGACTACCTGGCTCTTATGGGCTGGAAATAAGGAGGAGACTAATGACACTAAGAGAAAGGACCCGCGCGGCGGTTAACGCCTTCCGAGGCAAGAGCGCCCGCACGTCTGAGCAGATGAGCCTCAACCAGCTGCTGGAGTTCCTGGGCTTGCATAACGTCCAGGGCGAAGCTCTGAGCGAGGCGACCTACTACGCGTGCCTTAAAGTTCTGGGCGAGAGTCTCGGCAAGCTGCCGCTCAAGCTGCAGCAGTACACACCGGAGCACGGTATCAGGGTGGCACGCGAGCACCGGTTCTACCGTATGCTCAACGAGCGACCTAACAGGTATATGGCTGCGAGCGTATTCTGGGGCTCTATGGAGTTCTGCCGTAACCACTACGGCAACGCCTACGCGTGGATAGACACTACAAACGCAGCGCACCCGCAGCTGTGGACAATGCACCCGCAGCACGTTCGCGTCTACTACGATAATGCCAGGGTGCTGAGAGACGTGCCGGACGTCTACTACCAGTACAACACGCCGCAGGGCGTCGTCGTGCTGGGCTCTGAGGACGTGCTGCACTTCAAGTCACACCAGACCGTTGACGGCCTGGTGGGCGTCCCTGTACGTGACCAGCTCAAGGCTACTATCCAGGGCAATATCAAGGCGCAGAAAATGACCAACGAAATGTACGACAGCGGTATGACGGCCAAGGCCGTGCTGCAGTACACGGGCGGTCTCAACGACGCCAACGTGCAGACGCTTATCAAGGGCGTGGAAGCATACGCACAGGGTAAGAAGCGCGCGGACGGCGTCGCTAATATTATCCCTATCCCCGTAGGCTTCAGCTTGACTCCCCTCAATATGAAGCTGGCGGACAGTCAGTTCCTGGAGGTCAAGCAGTACAGCGCTCTGCAAATAGCCTCGGCCTTCGGCGTCAAGCCGTACCAGGTCGGAGACTACACCAAGAGCAGCTACGCGAGCGCAGAGGCTCAGCAGTTGAGCTTTCTCGTCGATACTCTGCTCTACATAGTCAAGCAGTACGAGGAGGAAATAGCCTACAAGTTGCTGAGCGACGAAGAGGCAGCGAACGGGTACCACGCAAAATTCAACACGGGCGCGATACTCAGAGCAGACCAGCAGACTCAAATCAACACCCTGAGCGCTGCGGTCTCTAACTTCCTTATGACGCCTAACGAGGCGCGCGAGAAACTGGACCTTCCAAGCAAAGAGGGAGGCGACCAGCTGCTCGGAAATGGTGCGAGCATACCGGTACAGTATACCGGTCTGCAATATATGAGCGGCGCCACAGCCGCACCAACAGGAGAGGAGGTAAACAATGGAGGAAAAAATGACGACCCCGGGTCTGGTGACTAAGGCCGCGCAGCTCACAGCTGGCGAGGTGACAGAGGAGGAGCTCAAAGCGATTAACAAGTACACGCTCGAGCCTCTCAAAGCTGAGGAGGTGTTCACCTTCAAGGCAGTGCTCTGCGATAACGAGGTCGACCGTGACTTCGAGCGCTTCTCTCAGAAGGCGCTCCAGGATATGCAGAAGCTGTTCCTCGGTAAGACCGTAATCAAGAACCATATACACAGCGCAGACAACCAGGTGGCCCGTATCTATGCTACTGAGCTGGTAACGGGTAGCAAGACGCTGAAAAGCGGCGAGCTCTACACTCAGCTGGTGGCGCACTGCTATATGGTCAAGACTCCGGGCAATGCTGACCTCATTACTGAGATAAAGGCCGGCATAAAGAAGGAAGGCAGCGTCGGTTGCTCAGTCTCGAGCAGTATCTGCTCTATCTGTGGCACCGACAACTCGAAGAACTACTGCCGCCACTTCCGCGGTCGTAGTTACGAGAAGGAAGGCGGCGCCCAGGTCTGCACGTTCACCCTGGCGAGTGTGAGAGACGCCTACGAGTTCTCGCTCGTAGCAGTCCCGGCACAGAAGGCTGCCGGAGTAAGTAAGAGCTACACCGGGCAGACGGTGTACGCAGACGACCACGACCTCGCCCCGGACAATAGCCCGGGAGAGATAGACACCACAGAAAAAGAGCTGGAGCTCCGCCTCAGAATGAGCGAAGCCCTGGCAAAAAACTACAAGGAGGATAATATCAATGACTAAGAAAATGCGCGAACTCCAGGCCAAGATTATGGAGAAAACAGCAGCCGCTAAGGCACTTATTGAGGGAGAGACAAAGGACCTTGACAAGGCTAAGGCACTTATGGACGAGGTGGACGACCTCCAGAAGGAGCTCGACCTCGAGGCAAGACTCGACAAGGCTAACAAGGCCGAAGTACCCACGGAGCCCGTACCCGCGCCTGAGACAGAGAAGGCCAGCGGCTTTGAGGCTATGACTAAGCTCGTCAACAAGAAGGCGCTCAACGATAAGGAGAAGGCTCTCCTCACAGGTGAGGGCGCTAAGGACGGCGAGAACCTTCTTATCCCTGAGGACGTTAAGGTAGAAATCAACGAGCTCAAAAAGACATACGTCTCCGCTAAGAGCCTCGTAACCGTCGAGACTACTGACAGCCTCGCCGGCTCTGTAAACTATGAGGACGGCGCACCTGCAGGCCTCACAGAGTTCGAGGACGGTGAGGACATTGCCGAGGAAACTAACCCCAAGTTCAAGGCTATTAAGTTTGCTATCAGACACTTCGGCAAGCTTATCCCTATCTCCCGTATCTTAGCAGGCGCAGAGAAGGCGGGCCTTATGGGATATATTAACCGCTGGTTCATCAAGAACGCTATTATCACAGAGAACAACGCTATCTTCGCAGCGCTCAAGTCTGGATACAACGGCGGTACACCTAAGGCAGTAGCAGGCTGGAAGGCTCTCAAGAAGTCTATCACTGTAGACCTTGACCCCTCCTGCCTCCTTAACGGCCATATCGTGACAAACCAGTCCGGCTTCGCTGCGCTTGACGCTGAGGAGGACGCAGACGGCAGACCTGTGCTCACACCTAACCCTGCGCGCCCTACAGAGAAGCTCTTCCAGGGTCTCCCTATTAAGGTGTTCCCTGACGCTCAGCTCCCTAATATCAGTGGCACAGCGTTCCCTCTGATTTACGGCGACACAAAGGCCGGCGCTACCTTCGTAGAGTACAGCGCTCTCGAGTTCCAGACTTCTGAGCACTACCTCTTCGGTAAGAACCAGAACTGCCTCCGCGTTATTGAGGGCTTTGACGTAATGAGCACAGACACAAGCGCCTACATCTACGGCAGCTTCTCAGCTACACCTACAACATAATGACAGGCGGGCCGACGCCCGCCTTATTTAGGAAGGAGGCGAGGTTATGCCTACATTAGAGGACGCACTGGAGCACCTGGGTATAGACTACACGGACCCCGTGGTCAGCAATAACGTGGCCCGCGCTCTCTCGTCTGCTAAGCAGACACTGTACGGCGCTGTCGGTGCCGACGTTGAGGAGTACCTCCCCGGAGACGCGCGCACTACAGAGCTGGTGCTCACCTACCTCGACGACCTCTACGACGAGCGCGGCGTGAGTGCTAAGGTCAGCGGGGCGACTCGTCGCCTGGTGCAGGTTATGGAGCTGCAGCTCAGGCTTGAGCTCCGCGCAGCCCGTGAGGCTGCTGGAGGTGGCAGCGTATGAGATACGACAAGCCTATCACCATACAGGTGCAGGACGAGCAGACGGAGCTGTGGAGTGACCTCTTCCCTAACCCTCTGCACGCCCGCGTCAATAAGACCGGCGGTGGCTCAGCGTTCAACGCAGGAGCGGACCAGTACAACCTGAGCTTGACATTCGAGCTCCGGTATGTTAAGGCGCTCGAGGATATACGCTACAACCCGCAGGGCTACCGTATCAACTACCGCGGCCATATGTTCAAGGTCGTGGACTATGACGACTACCAGGAGCAGCACCTCACTGTCAAGTTGGTGGGTGAGCTTTATGAGTAGCAGAGTAAAGCCCGGCGAGCTTGGCGCAGCTATTGAGCAGAAGCTGACACTATACAGCGAGGAAGTCAACGAAAAGCTGAGACAGGCCACGCTTAGCAGTATGAATAAACTCGTCAAGGAGACCCAGGCCACCGCGCCTACAGGCAAGCGTGGAGACTTCAAGCGTAATATAGCAGCCGAGACTAAGGGGCTGAAACGACTGGGAGGCAATGGCCTCCGAGGGCGAACTATAAGAGGCACCTGGTACGTCAAAGCTCCGGACTATCGTATCACGCATTTGATAGTACACGGCCACGCTACCAGGGACGGAGGCCGCACCAGAGGCAATCCGTTCTTAAAGAACGCGCTCAACAAGGTACTGCCTGAGTATGAGGAAAAAGTCAAGGAGGCGCTGAAAAGTGATAAATAAAATACTGACAGCCTCCGGGGTGAAGTACCGCCGGGGGAGGTTCCTGAGACCGCCTGCGGGCACGTATGCCGTCTACACTGACGACGTAAGCACCGACGGTCCGGACGGTATCCCCTGCATATTCACGCACGACTGCACTGTCGAAGTCTACGAGCCAACCCCGGACGACGCTGTCGAGGCGGCTATCGAGGAGGCGCTCATAGAGGCGGGGCTGCAGTGGACTAAGCAGGACAGGTACTGGCTGCAGGACGAGCAGCGGTACCAGGTTATATACGAATTTACCTACATAACAAAAAGGAGGATAAACAATGGCTAAGAGAGATAAGAGCAATATCACACTGGGCTCCGGTAAGATTTACCTCAAAGTCTACTCGGAGACTATGCCGACCGTGGACACGCTCTGCATACCTGAGAACCTCCTCGGCTATATTAAGGGCGGCGCGTCGCTCGAATATACAGAGGAGACCTACGAAGAGAAGGACGACCTCGGCTTCGTCTCTAAAATTATCACCACCAACGAGGAGGCACTTCTCAAGTGTGGCCTGCTTACTTGGAACGGTAACACACTGAAAAACCTCATTGACCGCTGCCAGGTTACAGAGACAGGCGGCAGACGTACTACAAAAATCGGCGGCGCCGGCAATGCTCAGGGGGGCTATTATGCTATATGCTTCCACCACGAGGACAACGTCGACGGCGACCTCTGGATTATGATTAAAGGCCGTAATA